ACACGAACTGGCGACTATGGAGAACCCGAACGACTTTCGCCGGGCGTATCTGAACCAGTGGGTGTCGAAGACCGCAACAGCGGGTTGGCAGGTAATTCCTCGCGAGCAGTGGCTGGCCCTGACCGACGTGAACTCAAGGGCCGTGCAGCGCCCGCATGAGGTGGCGTTCGCGGTGGAGATGTCGTGGGACCGGACCGCGGCCGCGATCGGGGTGTGTGGTCGCCGTGAGGACGGCCTGTTCCACGTCGTGATCACAAAGGATGCTGACGAGCGTTCGGACTACCGGTCGGGCCCGCCGCACTGGCTGCCTCCTCGCCTGAAGCAGCTGGTCGACCAATGGCGCCCTGCGCGGGTCGTGATCAACGGCAAGGGCCCGGCCGGTCCCCTGATCCCGGACATCGAAGCGCTCGGGGTGGAGGTGTACCAGCCGACGCACGTGGAGCTCGCGCAGGCGTATGGCCGGTTCCGGGACACGGTGGAGGCCGGGGGTCTGCGGCATCTGGGTGAGCCGGCGTTGAACACGGCTCTGGCGGGTGCGGCGTCCCGGAAGGTCGGGGATGCGCATGCGTGGGACATGAAGGAGGCGTCTACGGATTCGGCGCCGCTGATCGTGGCGACGAACGCGCTGTGGGGGCTGGCGACGGCCCCGGCGCCGAGCAGGTTCTTCGCGACCTATCGATGAAGGAGCGCCCGTGGCCGTCCTAGAGCGGGTGCCCGTGGACCGGATCAGCGTCCAGGCCCGTGAGGTGCATTTCGGGCGGCTGCTGTTGACGTTGTTCGCGGCGCTGTTCTTCGGGATCGGGTGGGTGGCAGCGAAGACGTGGCTGGCGGTCGCCTGGTGTGGCGTGGCGGTGAAGGTCGGCTGGCAGGAGGCCCGTAGTGGTGGCACGCGCCGGCCTGCTGGATAGGGTCTCCGCAGCGAGGTCGATGCGGGACGAGACCCGCTTCGGCGTGGACTCGTGGATCACCGATTCCCTGCTGCCGTCCCTGTACCAGTCGTCGCCCGGTGTGGTGCAGACCATGTCGGCCGGGAGGATCCAGCAGATCGTCAACACGCTGCCCGGCTACACCAGCGCGGTCCTGAACTGCCCGCCGGCGTTCGCCGCCGAGATGGTCCGGGCCCTGGTGTTGTCGCAGGTCAGGTTCACGTTCCGGAATCTGCCGTCGTCGCCGACGCCGCGGCGGCTGTTTGGCACCTCCGACCTGCAGATCCTCGAGCAGCCGTGGCGGGGCGGCACCACGGGTTCGCTGGTCGCGCAGATGGAGTGGCACGCGGGCCTGGCCGGCAACGCGTATCTGTACCGGCAGTCGCGTACGCAGGCGCGGGTGCTGCGGCCGGACTACACGGCGCTGGTGTACGGCTCGCAGCAGGAGCCGGAGGATGCGGCGACCGCGCTCGACGGCGAGCTGGTCGGCTACGCGTACTGCAACGGCGGGTTCGGCTCCGGCAACCAGGTGGTCACGCTGCTGCCGGACGAGGTGTGCCATTGGGCGCCGCTACCGGATCCGCTGACGAACGGTGACGGGCTCGGCATGTCGTGGATCACCCCGGCGGTCCGGGACATCCAGGGCGACGTGGCCGCGACCGATCACAAGCTGCGGTTCTGGAACAACGCGGCCACCCCGAACATGGTCGTGAAGGGCATCCCGGCCGGTAACAAGGAAGAGTTCGACGACATCGTCGACATGATGGAGGCCAGGCACCGCGGCGTCGCCAACGCCTACCGCACTCTGTACCTGGCCACCGGTGCCGATGCAACTGTCGTCGGGTCGAACTTCAAGGACATGGACCTGAAGGCGGTCCAGGGTGCGGGCGAGACGCGGATCGCGATGCTGTCGCGGGTGCCGGCGCCGCTGCTGGGCATCTCCGAAGGCCTCGCCGGGTCGTCGTTGAACGCGGGGAACTTCGGGATGGCCCGGCGGATCTTCGCCGACTCGTGGGTGTTCCCGACCTTGCAGGACCTGGCCGCGGCGCTGGAGGCGGTTGTCCCGGCCCCGCGCAATCCCCGGACGGGTGCGCGGGATTCGGAACTGTGGTTCGACACCTCGGACATGCCGATCCTGCGCGAGGACGCGAAGGACGCCGCGGAGATCGAACAGATCAAGCAGACGACGATCACCGGCTATGTGAAGGAAGGCTTCACCGCTGATTCGGCGGTGGCCGCGGTGAACGGGCAGGACGTGAAGCTGCTTCAGCACACCGGCCTCGTATCCATTCAGCTTCAGGCGCCCGGCGTGACGGCTCCGGGCCCCGAGGAGCAGGCCCGCAGCATCGTCGAAATGATCCAGAAGGTGTATCTGGGCGTCGGTGTTGTGCTGACCGACGAAGAGGCCCGAGCGCTGCTGAACTCCGCCGGTGCCGACCTGCCCGGTGGCCTACCCGCCGCAGCCGAACCCGCCCCTACGGGAGGCAACTGATGAACCCGATCTGCCTGCGCGCGGTGGAGTTCCGTGCGACCAGTGGCTCCGGCGAGGCCGGTGACGGCAGGACCCTCGAAGGCTATGCGGCGGTGTTCGACACCCCGGCCCGCATCCAGTCGTGGGAGGGCGAGTTCGACGAGGAGATCGCGCAGGGCGCGTTCCGGAAGACGATCCGCGCCCGGACGCCGGTGCTGCAGTTCGACCACGGCCGCGACGCCCGCACCGGTTCGGTGCCGATCGGCGCGATCGACGAGCTCACCGAGGACGAGCAGGGCCTGTTCGTCCGCGCGTCCCTGTTCGACAACGACGTGGTCGCCCCGATCGGGCAGGCCATCGCCGGCAACGCCATCTCCGGTATGTCGATCCGCTTCCAGGTGTCCCGGGAGCGCTGGTCGGACCGGAACGGCGACAAGGTCAAGGACGACGAGCTGGCCAAGCTGCTGTACTCGCCGGGTGACCGGGGGCCGTTGAAGCGGTCGATCCTCGAGGTCGACCCGCTGTACGAGCTTGGCCCGGTCGTGTTCCCTGCCTACGACTCGACTTCCGTCGGGGTCCGGTCGCTGCTGGCGCAGCTCGACGTGGACGAACGGCGGCTGCTGGTCCGCGAGCTCGCGGCCGAGATGAAGAACCTCACCGACCTCACCGGGGCGCCCGACGCGCGGAGCGCGGGACGCGGTGACCGCAAGGACGACCAGCCAGGCAACGGCGCGTCGTCAGACCCGTTCGACGACCCCGAGACCAGGCAACTGGTCCTCCGCGCACAAGGAGTACGACTGTGACCACCACCGACGACCGGCCCAAGGCCGGCCAGGGCGAACCCGACGAGCAGCGTCAGGCGCTCACCCTCGAGGACCTCCGCGGCAAGACCCCGGAAGAGCTCTACGAGATCATCAACATCGCCGACGCGCACATCAAGTCGCTGCACCAGGACGAGCGCGGCGGGCTGCGGACCCTCGACGCCGCCGAGAAGGAAGCGATGAAGGTCGCCCTCGAGGTCCGCGAGGCCGCCGAGAAGCGGCTCGAGGAGCACCGGGCCGTGCAGGAGGTGCTGAAGCGGCGGCCGAAGTCGGTGTCGATCGCACTGCAGAACATGGGTCACCGCGACGACGACCCGTTCTCGGACATCCGCCGGCTCACCCCGACCGAGGCCCGGGAGCGGGCGCTGCGCCGCCTCGACGACCGGGCGTCCACCTCGCACATGTCCGCCGACCAGAAGACCGAGGTCGAGCGGCAGCTGCGGAAGGACCCGGAGATCGCCCGGCGGATCCTCGTCACCGAGAACGAGGACTACCGCAACGCGTGGATGAAGCTCGTCACGAACCCGAACGCGCAGATGGTGCTGTCCAACGAGGAGCGGGACGCGATCCGCGCCTACGAGGAGTACCGGGCGATGGCGGAGTGGACGACCACCGCCGGCGGGTTCGGCATCCCCGTGTTCATCGACCCGTCGATCATCCTGACCGCGCAGGAGACCGACAACCCGTTCCTGACGCTGGCCCGGCAGGTCACCGTCAACACGAACCAGTGGAAGGGCGTCTCGTCCGCCGGTGTGACGTGGGCGTTCCAGACGGAGGCCGCGGCGACCACGGACAACGCGCCGACGCTGGCGCAGCCGTCCGTGACGGTGCACATGGCCCGCGGGTTCATCCCCTACTCGATCGAGGTCGGGCAGGACTACCCGTCGTTCGCGTCGGAGATGGCCGCGCTGCTGGCCGCCGGCTACGACGAGCTGCTGGTCGACAAG